AGATGATATGTATGTGTCATCGTGTGAGTTCAAAAAACGTTGAGAGTCCAATTGTTTCCAACTCTAATGAAATTTTAACTTGGTCTATGTATTTCTTCAATATTTTCATTCTGTTTATGAAGTGTTTAATTAATTTTAATCTGCTTAGAACGACAATAGCTATCATGTGGAACAATTCAGCAGATTTTATGATTAGTGGTGACAACATATATTTCAATTTGTTTGTCTCACACTTACCAGGTATAAACCAACAAATCAGAATTAAGGTCATTAGGAAGAGTGTGGGTAAGATTCTGAGTGATGCCAAGGGAGCTGTAACTCAGACATATCATGATAGTTTAGGTACGATGCATCCACACGCTAAACGCATTCTACTCATTTTGAGTGGAGTTGCTTCTGCTATGTTACTAAAGCATGTGTTGACGGCTATGTGTAGTATTTTCTCTTCTGGAGATAAAACGCCTGCGGACAGTGTGCATAATGTGGAGAAAGTCACTGCAAATAAGAACGAGCTAACGGCTGAGAATTTAGCTGAGGCGAATTTAATGATTAATGCAGTCGGTGGTAAGGCTATGGATCGGAAGAAAGCCATTATAAAGAACGAGCGTAAGGCCTATGCCATAACTCAGCGTGATTCGGACTACCCACATGTCCCAACTAATCTCAGGGATAAGATTAGTAGAGTGATTAAACAGCAGACTCGTAGAATTATGGTTAGCACTCCAGAGAATGATAAGGTGAACGATGGAAATTGCATGATTGTTGCTGCCGGTTTAATTTTAGCCCCGTATCACTATTTCTCAAGTTTGGGTGATGTTGCTATATCTTGTTTAACCATTTCCACACCTAACACTTCCAATGTAACTCAAGATAATACAGTGCAGATTAGAAGCAATCAACTGAGACGTATTGTATCACACACTACGGGTGAGCTACGAGATTTGTGTATAGTTCCGTTAGGACAAGACATTTTTGGTGGTGCCAATATTATTAAGTATATGCAGGAAACAGATGATGATCCAACTGTACATGCTGGTAGTGCGGTAGCTTTCAGTATGCGTGAAAAAGAGGTCCTAACGTGGAATATAGCCATTGATAGGGCCAAATATCCAGATACCATGACTGGTAATAGTACCATTGGAATTCTTTATCCAACCCACCCTGGCGATCCAGGTTGGGGCCAAGGGACTTGTGGAGCACTTATCGTTCATACTGAGTCATGTAGAATCGTAGGTTATCACATTGCTAATACCATTGATGGGAGGAATGTAGAATGTGGTATTAGTGTTTTATTATTTGCGTGTGAGATTAATGAGTGTATCAAAGGAATTGACCCTTTGAAACGAGGCCTTGAAGTGAATGTACTTAATGAGCCACTTTATATTAATTATTCGAATAAATTATTGAAATTATCTAAGGTATCACCTAATAGTTGCTTATTACATTTGGATGAGAATAGTTATGGTCAAGTGCTTGGTACTGATAATCAGTTAAGGAATAAGAGGAATGATACTAGATTGGAATATACTCCACTTAAAGGTTTCACACCTGTACCAGTAAATATGGATTTGCAGAATTTGA